CTCCAGGCCAATACACCGTCCACAACGAAGTGACCGTCTCCAGCCTCACGTTCGATGCTTCGAAAAACAGCTACACGGGCACCTTCGCAAGTTTGACGAACAAGCCGAATACGTCGGGTCAGTGGTATATCGCCGGCAGAGCGGTTAATGCCGTGGGCACCTCGAGCGAATCTCCAGAGTCGAGCTTCATGATCCTTCTGCCCCCGAGTGCTCCTTCAGCTTTTACTGTCGCCTGATCTGTTGGATGCCCCAATGGCTCAGGCGAAATTGCTCTGCGTGCAAATCCTGTGGGTGCTGAATGCGTGACTGGAACGTCCACCTGACCCGGCTGCACATCCTGCAGTACGTCAACCGACTGCGGATCTACGTCTCGTCCCTGCCGGAGAGCGAGCCCGAGGCGCACTCGAAGCTCACAGGACCTGAAGGGGTCAAGACCGGCGCACGCATCGCGGACCTCGTACTCCAGGAGCTCGGCCACCCGCCACCGGAGGTCAAGGAGGAGAGCAAGACGGTCAAGGTTGCACGGCAGGTGCTGGGGAAGGGGCGATGAAAGATGGCACAGTGAGACTCAATTGCGATGGCCAAGGGTAAAAAAACCGGTGGAGGCTCACGCAAGGGCGTTCCGAACAAGGCTACCGCAGCCAAGGAGGCTGCCATCGCCGCGAGTGGTCTTACTCCCCTGGATTTCTT